CGGAGCACTTCGGAATGGGCCTGAGCGGAGAGACGAAACAGCAGACGAGGGACGCTATCATGATCCGGCTCGGTCGGGATCACCGCACTGGCGCTCACACCTGGGACGCCTCCGACCTCGTTGCAGTTATCGACTCACTGGACCAGTTACAAGCGGTCACTACCCACAGCGGGGAGGACTTATGAGCGGCGACCCACTCCGGTACGAGCCCGGCGACCTGCTCGTCGATCACGAACAGGATCGTGACGAACGCGGCACTGTCGTCGCACTCCGGTACCTGCGAGACGACGGCGACGTACTCCGCGCGAACGAGTGTCGGCCGTCGGGACTCGACGGCAAAACCGTCGCCACGGTCAACGAGGACGAATATGCGACTGACCCGGTCGTCCAGGTGATGTTCGAGGCGTGGCTCGACTCGAACGTCGTCGGGTGGCTCGAACTGCTCGACGACGCTACCGAGACAGACGAGTCGTTCGGAACACGTGTCATGCGGTACTGTCACGACTGGGGAATCCCACAGCAAGCGTACGCCTATCCCCAGGGACGCCTCGGCCCGCGGCGGTACTGCCCGGACCACAACACTCGCGCCGAGTATGTAGCGCCATATCCAGTCGCAGGCGAGCCCGGCGGGTACGTGTGCCCATTCGACGAGTGCGGGTGCGGGTTCGGGACACTCCCGCCGAACGACGGGGCACTGAACGCCCTCGACGAGACGCACGTCGACGAGAGCGAGGAGAACGACCCATGAACCCGCCGAATTACGCGTTGTGGCGGGACTGGTTCGGTCGCATAGGCGTCGCGTTTCTCTTACTCGGGCTCGTGTGGGGCGTCGCTCTGTTCCTTGTCGGGCACGATCACGCCGCGTTCGTGGGTCTGTTCCTGTTCAGTCTCGGGCTCATACTCGCGTCAGTGCCGCAGGGCGAGTACGGCGAGAGCGAGTCACGCAGGTGCGACGTGTGCGGTGCACACACGCGGCGGCTCAGGCCCACCATCGACGAGTCGCCATATCCCGACGGGACGGTCGTGTGCAACGACTGTAGCGTCGTCGACGACCAGGGCGAGGTGCAGGCATGAAACGGTCACGCCCGGATCACGCCCTCGGCGGCGGCGCGAACAAAGATCACCTGTTCGAGAACGGCCGCTCGAAATGCGGGAAATACTGGTACGGTGGTGGGACAGAGGTCAAGGTCGACGAGGACGAGCAGGACCTCGTCGAGCTCGCGGAGAACGGCGAGCTCTGCAAAAAGTGCATGCGAGAGGCGGGGATCGACCTATGACGAGAGTCTACCGCGACGAGAAGGGACGAATCTACCGCGGCGGGCCCGCAATCGCGGGGCACTGCACCGACTGCGGCGAATGGCGGCTCCTCCGGGCACGGGTCTGCCTCCCCTGTCGCGGCGAGGTCGAGGTGATCCAATGACAGGCGGCGCCGCGTCGGGCCGCAAAGGCGACCGCTACGAGCGGGAGTTCGTCAACGCCGTCCGCAAGGCAGGGATCGGTGCGCTCCGGGCACCGTCGAGTGGGAGCGCGACGACGACGGCCCTGCCGGACGTGTTCGTGGGCGAGCCGATCACCGACGCCTCGAAAGAACTCGTCACCGGGTGGGGACTCTCCCGGCTCTGGCTCGTCGAACACAAAGCCGGCGACGCGACCACGCTCTACGTCGACGAGAGCGAGGTCGAGGCACTGGAACGCGCCGCGTCGACATGGGGCGGGACGCCACTACTGGGCGCTCGGTTCACCACACAGGCGAGTGCGACCCATCACTACCTCGTGCGGCCCGAGGACGCACGCAGGACCTCGCAGTCGTTTGGCCTGCCCGAGGCGGACGTAGCCGACCGCGCGGCCGTGCTCGTCGCCGCAGACGGCGAGGTGCGTCGATCATGACGGGTGACGGGATCGACGTATACGCCTGTCGTGACTGCTCGTGCCTGTTTGCAGAGCGCCCGGTCGGGGTGGCGAGTTGTCCAGCATGCGATCATCATGGGGTGACAGTTCACACCGCGTCGAGATTCGACGACGAGGGCACAACACAACGCACGAACTGGTACCAGCGCGTGCGACTCGACGTGAGGGACTAACCCATGAGCAGGAGCTCACACATGCAACGACGGGATCAAGACGAAACCACAGAATCGACACCGAACAATCCGAGAACAGACAGAGAATTAGCAATCTGCGACGAGTGCGACCGGGCATACGTCGGGTGGCACAAATGCGGTACACTCTCCGCGAACGGCGGCGGTGGCGGGACGACCCGCGACGAACGCGACCGCCTCTCGGCCCTCGACGACAGGCCGGCGGACGAGACAGTCGTGTACGTGCCGGGCAGGGGAGACTCGGCCTACCACCGAACAGAGCAGGGCCGGGACGACGACGGGAACTTTGCCGACCACCTCGTGCCGCAGTGCGACGCCCAAATCGAATCCGACGACGGGCCGAACGGACAGACACGGACCTGGGAACGAGAACGTCGCGGCACCGCGCGGGACGTATCGACACGGTTCCCATGCCGGCAGTGTCACGACCTCGACGACCACGATCTCGACGGGACCGCGGAGCTCGACGAGGGCGAGACATGAGCCCCGAAGGATCGGCCTGCCCCGAGTGCAGGTTCCTCGGATTCGAGGCGTGGGGGCAGTGCCCGCGGTGTGGCTACGAGAACGACGACGCGACGGCCGACGAGGCAACGACGACCGACGAGACCCCATAGCAGGCACACCCGACCCCTCATTCTCGACGTATCCTCGACGTATCCTCGACACGCACAACCCTATGCCGCGCGGTGCCTCGCGGCAGTCCGCAGCACCACGAGGCACGGACGAAACACTTATATAACGCCGTGCGTTACGTAGAGGTAGAGGTCGAACGACCATGACCGACACTGCACTCACGACCGAGCGCACCGACGACGACACCACCGACGACGAGATCACCGACGACGGCACCGACACCACCGACGACATGCCGCCGTTCCGCGGCGCCTGCAACGCGGCGAACGCAGTCGCCGCCTACAGGTTCAACACGCTGGACGACCCGCTCGACTACCACATGCCCGGCCAACAGGCGGCGTTCGATCCCCTCACCAACACCCTCGCGGCGTTCATGAGCCCACAACCGCAGGTGTTTCAGCACGCCGCCGAGAGCAAGCAGCTCGACGACGAGGACGGCGCCGCACCGCGTGGCGACCGGACCGCCCGCACGTTCTTGTTCGACGCCGCACTCGACACTGACGACGAGCCCGACCTCACGTTCGAGGCTGTCGGACAGTGGACCAACAGCTACGACGACGAGCGCGTTACCGTCGAGACGGTCGCCCCCTGGGACGTGCCGGACTCATTCGACGGCGCCGATCCGAACGACACGATCAAACGCCTCCCCTGGGGCGACGACGAGACGGACGAGGACGACGACCGCGAGGGCGCTCACTACACGTTCGACGAGGACAATCAGGCGGCACCGCGATACGCCGCCGACGCCTGGACACTCGACGCCGAGTATGTCGACGACCTGCGTGAGCTCGTTACGGCCGAGGGCTATGAGTTCGTCGACTCTCGCGGCGACGACGACGCCGACGACGAGCCCGACGGCGACCGTGCCGTGTTCGAGGACCTGCTCGCGTACGTCAGTTCCGGCGACACGATCCGCGTCACGTACCAGAAAAAGAGCAATGGTGGCCTGAACACCTACGAGGGCACGATCACGCGCCACACGACTGTCTACACCGGCAGAAACTCCGGCTACACGCAGGGCACCGGCGAGACCTGGGGCGTCGTGTTCGACGACACCGACGGCAAGGCCAAACGCGTGAAAATCGACGACGACGAGCAGGCCGCCATATACTCGAACAGTCGGTACCCGTACATGGGACAGGTCGAGCACGTGACTGTCGACCCTGCCTCGCCGGAGTGGTTCTCGGACTCGGAGGACTCACCACTAACCCCTGGCGACGTAGTTTTCTGAGTAGGTCCCCCGACCGACTCATTCAGTTTCCCCGACCGACTAATTCATCGTGAATTCAATTTTTCTCCCGGCGTGAATTCAGTGAATTCATTCCACGGGGCGAAGTAATTCATTTGAATTCATGGGGGACGGCGCCGGTGTGCGCGGCGTCTCGCGGCACCTCGACCTCTCACCTGCGACGCCGGCAGTTTCTTACCGGTCGCCCGGCGAGTATCAGGCAATCCGGCGGAACACCGCGCTCGCATGCGGTTCCGTCGGGCGATTCAGCCATGACAAACGACCATGACTTACCGGACACGGCCGACGAGACCCCCCACCGGCGGACTGTCGAGGCGACGGACGGCTCACAGATCATCATAAACGCGCCGGGCGACGCTATGGCGGCGGACTATCACCGGATCGAACCGCCGAACGCCCCCTACGACGAGTACAATACCGCGCAACGCCGCGCGGTCCTGCTGCAACGGATCGAACGGGTCGGGCACCCGTCGGCACTCAACAAGAGCTACCAGAAGATAGGCGACGAGTTCGGCGTCTCGAAAAGCACGATCCACCGGGACCTCGCCGTGCTCGGTGCGTGGTGTGCCGAGAACGTCGAGCGGGATCACGTCACGATCATGGACTCGGTGTTTCGCGGCGCCGTGCTTGAACTCGTCGAGGACGGCGAGTATCTTGAGGCAGTCGAGGCGGGCAAAGAGTGGTTCGACTGGCTCGCGCAAATGGGTGCTATCGACAGGGTCCCCGACAAGCTCGACCTCGACGCCACCGTACGGCAGGCGTCGACCGAGTCCGAGGACTACGAGGTGCTCGACGAGGCAGAGGTGCGGGACCTCCGCGAGCCCGGCGCCGACGAGGACGGCGACGGATCGGGCGCCGGCGGTGGCACCGAAAGTGAGGTGAGCGGGGCGTGACCGGGCGGAGCAACACGACCGACACCGGTCGGACGAGCGATACCAGTCAGACGACCGACGACGTGGGGACCACCGACGACGTGCAGACGACCCAGCACTATCATATTGTGGTGGCGGAGTGCCCGTTCTCGTGGTGCGACGTGCGGCGCGTGGCGACGGGAGAGGACGCAGAACACGAGGCAGCGGTCGAGATAGGCGAGCACGTGAACTGGTACCACTCCGACGGCATGATCGACACGCTACGCAACGGGGCGAGAGACGCGTGAGCAGCGCCACAGGCGAGTCGACGGTCGACGAGTCCGATCACACGTGCGGCGCCGAGGACGACGAGCAGGCGGCACACGCGCCCGAGAACGTCGACAGAGCGTTCGGGGCGTACCTGCCGCCCGACGAGACGCACCCGCCGCGTCTCAACGTCCCGATATGGCGCCACCTCACGTTCGACGAGGCTCACGCCGCAGAGGTCGGACTCATAGGATCACCCACGGCCCTCGGGTTTCTCACCGGCGGCCCCCGCGTGAAAGTCGTCCTCGTCGCGTTGTCGGCTCTCGTGCTGAAAGTCGTCATGTTCGACCTACCGAACCAGAGTCAGGCCGGGAAACTCGTGGGTAGCGAGGCGGCGTATTTCATCACCACGTTTTTCCTCTCGGCGCTTTTCACGGCGGTGCTCGTCGAATGACAACGCGACGCTACACACTCGACGACCGACTCCTCGTGTTTTTGCTCACACTCATGTTCCTCGGGGTGGTCCTGGGGCTGTTCGTCGGCGGCGCTCTGTGGGCGGTGATCGGCGCGTGACCCGCGACCTCACCACAAATCCAGAGCAGTGCCCCGAACACGAGGTGCGCCTCGTCGGGGGATCGTGCCCGCTCGCGGTCTGCGACTACGTCCAAGACCGCGAGAACAACGAGGACGGAGGCGGCGGCGACCGGGACGACCAGGACGACCAGGACGAAACGCACGAGCAAGGCGACGGGTGACTACCGGCGGGGACCGAACCGTGACTCAAGCAGGTCAGCAGTCCGCTCGGGCGCATGGTCGACGAGCTCCTCGACCCGCCGTAGTGTTTCCTGCATGTCGTGCAGTGTATCGGCGCGCGGCGCCGCGTCGCCCCGGACAGCCTGCTCGGAGTCAACCCCGGATTCGTCGGTCTCGGACCCGGACCCGGACTCAGACACACACTCGTCGAGCAGACCCCGCAGGCGCTCGTCCCACGAGTCGGCCGGCGGCGCGTTGTCGTCGAGACGCGCTTTCGTCTCGGCCGAGATCGTCACTGTGGTCCGGTCCGCCTCGTCGTCCGCAGTCGCGTCGTCCACGTCAGTGTCGGACATACGAGAGCCCTACGGCACTAATTCATTTGAATTCATTCCACGGGGTGAAAGTAATTCACGTGAATTCATTTTTCTCCCGGCGTGAATTCAGTGAATTCATGCGGGACGGCGCGGGTATCGCGGTGTGTCGCGGACTCACACGTCGCCGGATTGAATTCATCGTGAATTCACAAATGAATTCATTTAATTCATGGGGGACGGCGCGGGTGTTGGCGGCCCCTCGCGGCACCACGGCAGCGGAGGTGAGTCGATAGCATGCCCACCCTCCGACGAAAATGGACGCCCCACCCGAAACAGAAAGAGATCATGGACGACTCGACGCGGCACCGCGTGGTGCCCGCAGGGCGGCGGTTCGGCAAAACCAAAATGGACCGCGGCGAGCTCGTCGAATTCGCGTTCGAGAATCCGGGGACGCTCTCGTGGTACGTCGCGCCGAACTACCCCGACGCGAAAGAACTCGGGTTCAACCCGCTCGTGCAGGAACTCCCCGACGAGCTGCTCGACGGCGAGCCCAAAGAGTCCCCGCCGTTCGAGATATACCTCACGAACAGCTCCCGTATCCAGTTCCGGGGCGCCGGCGCACAGGGCCGGGGCCGCGGGCCGGACCTCGTGGTGATCGACGAGGCGGGAGAGATAGAGGGGCAGTATTGGCGCAACGTGATCCGCCCGAGTCTGCTCCCGACGAGCCCGAACGACGACGGCGGGCGGGCGCTCGTGACAGGCACGCCGAACGGCCGGGACTGGTTTTACGAACTCTATTTGCGAGGCGAGGATTCAAGCGACGACGAGGTGGTGAGCTACCAGTGCCCGACGCACACGAACCCCCACGTTCCACAAGACGAGATCGAAGCGGAGCGGGCGACCATGCCCGAGCGCGTGTTCCGGCAGGAATTCCTCGCGGAGTTCGTCGACGACGAGGGCACCGTGTTCGGAGACGTGCAGACACGCAACTGCCGACCGTACGCGGTCGAGAGCGTGACCGGCGCCAGTCCGTACACGACGGGCGTCGACATAGCGCGGCAATCTGACTATCTCGTCGCCTGCACGCTCGACGCCGACGGCATGCTCGTCGGGTTCCTCCGAGATCGTGGGTTTTCCTGGGCGGCGGCTCGTCGATCCCTCGAACGGTACCTCTCGGAGTTTCCCGGGACCTGTTTCATGGACGCGACGCGGGATAATCCGGTGATAGAGGACCTCGACCGCGCCGTGAGCGACGTACATATCGAACCGGTGTCGTTCGGCGGCGGCACGAAAGCGGACCTCATAGAAGGGCTCGCCGCCCGCCTCGAAACGCAGGACGTGGTGATTCCCGAGAAAGGCAGGGGCGAGACGGACGCCCTCGTGAGCGAGTTAGAGGCGTTTACGTACGAGACGACGGGCCACGGCAACATTCGGTATACAGCTCCCGAGAACTATCATGACGACTGTGTGGACGCCCTCGCTCTCGCGGCGAAACGCGCACAGGCGCCTCGGGCGACGTGGTGAGCCCGCTCGACACCGCCAACACCGACGCCGTCCCCCATGAATTAACTGAATTCATTCCACGGGGAGAAATGAATTCACTGAATTCACGCCGGCGACGTAGTGAGCCCGCGAGCCACCGCGATACCCGTGCCGTCCCCCATGAATTCAATTAATTAACGATGAATTCACGCCGGGGGAGAACTGAATTCACATGAATTATCGCCAGTAGAGTTACGTCGGGGCAGGTCCTCGGTCGACTCGCTCGCACGCCGTGAGGCAACCGAGCGGGTGGTTCGTGCCAGCGGGCGGCCCTCGCCCGCCTCACTCGACGGTAATAGAAACTCGACGACCTGTAGCGGAGCCGATAGAACTACGGCGCGGCGCCGCGCGGTGCCGCATGTCAGATGATACTGTTAGCGAAGACGCGCCGCGAGATCGAACAGAAAGCGAACGTGCAGGGCGTCGGCGTCGACCCCGAAACGGGCGACGTGCTGGTGTTCGTCACCGAGAAAGTCGACCTCGACGACCTCGACGAGGCGGACGTGGTGCCCGAGCGCGTGCAGGATACTGACGGCCGGGAGCGCGTCACCGACGTGCGAGGCGTGGGCGAGATATGGCGCGAGAGTGCCGTCGCTCCCAACAGTCCGCGGCGGTCGCGGTACACTCTCTCGGGCTCGCCGGACCGCAAGCGCCGGTTCGATCCGATCCCGGCGGGCGTCTCGTGTGGGCACACCGAGGTCACTGCCGGCACATGGGGCACGCCGGCACTCGCACTCGGGAGTTATCGCCGGCCTGTCGTCGCCACGAACGCGCACGTCGGCGCTCCCCACGGCGAGGGCGACGCGAACGATACGATCCTGCAACCGGGCCCACACGACGGCGGCGAGGACCCGCGGGATCACGCGGCTCGCCTCGTCGCGTTCTCGGACATACAGAAAGAGGCGGACAACCTGACGGACCTCGCGTTCCTGGAACCGGACCGCGACATTACGGACGACATTCTCGGATTCAGGCAGCCTCTCGTCGCGTTCGGAGAACCCCGCACCGAGGACGTGGTCGGCAAGTCCGGGCGGACGACAGGCACCACAGAGGGTGCTCTGATAGCCCGTGACGTGTCGATCAACGTGCGGGGGTACTTCCCGAACGAGACGGCGCGGTTCGTCGGCGTCGACGCGTACACGCCCATGAGTCAGGGCGGGGACTCGGGCAGTCTCATGGTCGCGGACCGCGACGAGGGGCTCGTCGGCGTGGGCTTTCTGTTCGCCGGCGGGCCGCAGGCGACGTTCGCAATCCCGAATCAGAACGTCAGAGGCGAGTTCGGAGAATTCTCCCGGTGGGGCGACGACGAGACGGACGAGGACGACTCCGACGACGACGGCGGGAGTGGGGGCGGACTGCTCGACCTGCTCCGCCGGTGGTGGGGCCGACTGTTCTCGTAAGCGTTGCTCGTCGCGTCCTGACTCTCGTGGTGCGGGGCTCTCGTCGTGACTCGGATTGTTCGGTGTCGGCTACCGACGGGTATCGTGGGACGCCGTGGCGATTCCGCGACCGCAGGCGCCGCAGGCCCGCGTGGGGATCGACGGCATGGCGTCGTCGAGAGTGTCGTTACAGAGCGGGCAGTGTCGTGCCATGCTCGACAGTGTGTGCCCCGGGCCCGTAGTAATCCGCTCGCTACGGGTGCCGTAGCCACCGACTACGCGGCCCGCCGCGGCACCGCGCGGCCCTGCCGATACAACTAACCGTGCGGACACGCCTGTCAGACGTATGAGCACGTCCGACAGTGGCGACGGCGACGGTGAGGGCCAGGGTGACGCTGGCGACACGACGCCGACGACGAGTATCGGCGCCTCGTCGAGTCACACGCTCGCACAGGCCGCGAACAAGCACGGTGGCGACGGGCAGGTGCGCCCGGAACTGGCGGTCCTGTCGTCGGCTATCGGCGGGGGCGATTCCGACCTGCTCCGCCGGTACGCGGCGGCGCGGTACGCCGGCCTACAGTTCGGCGCCGACCGCGACATGTACGACACGCTGGGGTACGACCGCGATCCCGGCGTGCAGGACTACTACGCAAAATACCTGCGAAACGACATAGCGCGGACGGTGGTGAAAAAGCCCGCCGCGACGAGCTGGCAAGTCAGACCTCGCGTGATCGACGACGCCGAGAAGGGACCCGAGGACGAGGCAGAGACGCCGTTCGAGCGGGCCGTCGAGTACCTGTTCGAGCAAAAACGACTCCTCCACTACCTCAAACGGTGGGACGTGGCGACAGGGCTCGGAGAGTACGGCGTACTGTTTCTCGGACTGCGAGAGGCAACTGGTGGCGACGAGGACATGCAGGTCGACTACTCGACACTGCCGGACCTCACAGAGCCACCCGATCCGAACGCCCTCGACGAGATCAATCCCGACGAGCGTGACAGTGGCGGACTCGCCTACATGAGCGTGTTCACGCAGGGCCACGTCGAGGATATACAGATAGTCGAGAATCCCGCCCACCCGCGGTTCGGTCTGCCCCACCGCTACCAGTTGGAGTTCGTGACCGGCGACTCCTCCCGAACGCAGTGGGTGCACTACTCCCGCGTGCTACATGCCGCCGAGGACCTACTCGAAAACGAGATTTTCGGCACGCCGCGCATGCTCCCGGTGTATAACCGGATCATGGACCTCGAAAAAGTCGTCGGCGGCGCGGGGGAAATGTTCTGGCGAGGCGCTCGCCGCGAGCTGCACATGAACTACACCGGCGACGGCACTCCGCAGGACGCGGACGCCCTGCAAGAGCAAGCGGAAGAATACACCCACCGCCTGCGGAACGTACTGCGGACCTCAAACGTCGAGGCACAAGACCTCGGGGGACAGGACGTGAACCCCGAGGGGCCCGTCGACGTGATCCTGCAACTGATAGCCGGCGAGACAGGTATCCCGAAACGCATGCTCACCGGGAGCGAGCGGGGCGAGCTCGCGTCGACACAGGACCGCGCGAGTTGGCTACAACGCGCCTCGCAACGACAGGAACAATGGAACGAGCCCGTGCAGTTCCGGGCATACCTCGACCGCCTGCTCAACTTCGGTATCCTGCCCGAACCACAGGGCGGGACGTACACGGTCACGTGGCCTGACCTGTTCGAGTTGAACGACATAGAGCGGGCGGAGATTCGCAAGCAGAACGCGGACGCCCTGAACGCGGCGACGGGTGGGTCGCCGTTTCAGGTAGCCGATCCGCCCGAGATTCGTGAGGCGATCATGGCGTGGGACCCCGAAATGGGGGGCGAGACGAGCCTCGACGAGACGCCCGAGCAGGTCGAGCGCGAGGACGAGGACGCCACCGACCCCGAGGAGTTCGACGAAAGCGATCTCGACGAGTTCGAGGACATTCTCGACGACGTGCAGGTGGACTCTGCCGCGCGGGACCTCGCGGCAGACGGGGGGCAGTGAGGCGCCAATATGGGGCTGTCGAACCGCTCATGTAGACATGAGGGTGGGGTATGACCGGGGAAAACCACCTTGCGGCGCGACAATCACAGGGGCTACCGTGGCGGCACGAGCCTGACGACCCGACAGGGACGAAACGAATCCGGTCGCGGTGGTCCGCCGAACTCTACCGACGCATGCGTGCTCTGAAAGGGGCCGTCCGCGAAAGCGTGATCGACCGCGACGCGTTCGGGATCGGCGGCGGGGAGAACTCCCCCGGTCCGTCGGGGGACAGGCCGCGACGAGCGGGCCTATCGGCACACACCGCGCGGGAGCTCGCAGCACAGCAGGGGATCGACATAGCCCCTGCCGATCCGAACGAGTTCGCGTTTCCCTCGGACCGGGAAAAAGTACAGGGGTTCAAGGACTGGCTCGACCGACAGGTCGACCGCGGCATCCTCGAAGTGGGCCGAGCAGAGCGCGAGGTCGCAGGGGGCACGCCGTGGCAAAACACGTATATCAGGCAGTCCTACGAGAGCGGCGTCGATCACGCCGACGCGGCCCTGACGGACATGGGTGTCATATCCGAGGCCGAGACGATCCAGAACGCGTTTAACGCCCCGCGCCACGTCGACGGCGCGGCACTCGTGTATACGAGAGCGTACAACGAATTAGAGGGTGTGACGACTGACATGGGCAAGCAAATGAGCCGCGAGCTCGCAGAGGGGCTCACTCAGGGCGAGAACCCACGGAAGATAGCCCGGCGCATGACCGACAGGATTGACAAAATCGGCGTCTCACGGGCCCGTACTATCGCCCGAACAGAGACGGTCCGCGGCCACAACGAGGGGGCTCTAAACCGCTATCAGGCCGTCGAGGGGCGCCTCGACGGCGTGACCGTGATAGCGGAATGGTCGACCGCCCAGGACTCGGACGTGTGCGTTATCTGTCGCTCGTTTCAGGGCCAAGAGTTCAAGCTCGACGAGGCACGCGGGCGTATCCCAGCGCACCCGAACTGCCGGTGTACGTGGGTCCCGGTTCGCAAACAGGACCGGAATCGCACCTGACCGCCGCGGTTCGCTCCCGTCGCCCGGACCGTCGAACATGCGTGCGAGTGGGTTCTCGACCGGTCCGGTTCACTCGCGTGGGCCGAGCAATCGGATCACCGGTAGGTGCCGCGAGGTGCCGCGCGGCGCCGATAGATTCAGGTGCTCGTATTCGGAACTCGTTGCCATGAGCAAGCAAGCGGACACGCTTGACGCCGGCGACTGGTCGGGCACAGAGACGCTCACAATGGAAGCGAAACGAGAAAACTACCCACAAGCGGACACCGTACTGCGGTATCTGAACGATCTCGACGTAGAGGCGACGTGTGACCTATACGTCACGCACGGCAGTGACACGGGCAACTCTCACGGTACGAACACAGACACAAAAATCGTCTCGGCGGGGGCGGTTGACGGGGCGCTCGTGACAGAGCCGTGGGAGCGGTTTTTCGTCGACGTGACGCCGACGACTTCGCCGTCGACTGGGACGATCACTCTGCAACAGGTCGGGGGGCAATGATATGGCGGGCGGCGACGCGTTCGCGTCGGGTGGGGGCATTTCAGAACTGTCGAGTGAGGACGTGCAAACGTTCGGTGAGGGAAACGTCACAGTCACGCACAACAACACGAAAATTTCGAGCGAGTCCGCGGAACTCACTACCGCAGAAACTATCGGTACGACCGCAGACACCGGACTAAGTGGGGATACGAACCAGTACGGCTACAGCAACCCGAGAGGGGTAATCATCAACCCGAACAAAGAACTCGACGGCGTAAACTTAGAGTGCGCACAGGGTGTCACCGGTACCACCCACGCCTACCTCAAGAAAGAGTCCGACGGGACGGTGCTCGACAAAGTTGCTTATACTGGAGGGAGCGATAACCCGGCAAAACTGCGCGCCACGCTACAGTCGGGGACTGAGTACCGCGTTGTCGTTGATAATGAGAATGGCGATTATGACTTACGTCAAAGCAGTAGCGCGTCATACCCCTACAGTTCTACTGACGTAGACATTCCAAAGTCGTCCTATGGAGGGAACACGAATACCTCCTATCGGTACTCTGTCAGTACGATCACCGCAATCACTGTCGACGCCAAAACGAGCGGCGACACCCTGATAGAGTTCGACAATATACCACAGGGACTCTCGGAGTGGGGGTATATAGAGTTCACACGGACGCTTAACGGCGAAACGGTCAGTGTCGACGTTGAACTCGACGACGGGACCGTGATAGCCACAGACGTTCCGAACCATTTCCCACTTGCGCCTATCGACAGTGCGAAAAACGTCCGAGTTAGGGCGAATATATCACGAAAAGACACAAACAATAACCCGACACTCGACTCGCTCACACGCTCCTACCGGGCCTGACTGCGGCACCGCGCGGCACCTCGCGGCCTGCCGATACAACTAAGACGCGAGAGCGAACAGAGTCAGACGACCGCCTCGCCCGCACTGCGGCGAGCGGTATCGCAACGACACCGCAATCATGCACTTTCAAATCCTGACCGCGACGCCGGACGGCGACAAGGTACGCGTCGAGCAGTTACGCGGCGACACGTACCTCGTGGCGCCGACGGTCCTCGTCCGTGAGGGCGTGCTCAACGGTGCACTCCTCGCATACGAGGCGATAGAGCGGTCCGTCCCGGGCTGGAACGGTCGCCCGGTCACGGCACCGCCGGCGGCAAATGAGTCAGGGCACCCTCGTCGAGACGGTGAGTTCGTGAGCGCGAACCAGGCGGAGTTCCTCGAATCCATGAAAACCGGGTTCCTGCAAAACGTCGAGGCACGCGAGGACCTCGCAACGCCGAACGGCGGCGAGAGCGCGCGGGGCCTACGCGGCGAGGCGTGGGTGAACCTCGGTCGGACTCAAGAGGTGAGCGAACTCGCAGTCGAATCCGCCCGCCGTATGGCGAAAGGTGAGCAGTTAGAAGTGTCGACGGGCTACTTTCACGACGTAAGCGACCGGCGCGGGACGTTCGACGGCGACGAGTACGGGTCTGAGCAGACGGACCTCATGCCGGACCACCTCGCCCTGCTCCCGAACGAGCGCGGAGCGTGCTCGTGGGACGACGGGTGTGGTGCGCCGCGGGCGAACGCGACGGACTCGACGACCGCGCCGACAGTGCTCTCGGTGAACGAGGCGCTCGGAGAGCAGGTGATCGACCCCGAGGACCCCGAGGACTCCGAGGACCTCGACGACGACGGGGACGGCTCGCCGGCACTCGACGGGAACGCGGAGCTCGACGACGAGGACGCAATGACTGTACTGCAACGAATCCGGTCACTCGTGAGTACGGCGGACGACGACAGTAGCGACGGCGGCGACACTGACGGCGACGAGGGGCCGCGCGGCACCGCGGGCGACGGATCAACGGACACGACAATCAACGAGACACACATGGAACTCGAACAACTCGCAGAGCAGACGGCGTTCGACCTCGACACCCTGCAAGACATGGGCGAGGACGAGGTGCAGGCCCTCGCCTCGACGGTCGAGGCGAACGACGGGTGCTCGTGCGGCGGCGGATCGAACAGCACACAGAACACAGACAACGACGGCGGCGACGGCGGCGACGGGAACGACTCGGACGCCGACGACGACGGCAGTGAGGTTACCGCCCTGCGGGAGCAAGTCGAGGACCTCACCGAAACGGTGCAGACACTCGCGGAGCAACAGGACAAAGACCCCCAGGCAGAGGCGGCCCGGGGGTTCCTTTCGGATTCCGACGAGTTCGACGAGTCGACGCTTGAGGAGACGCCCGACGAGGTGGTCGTGAACATGGCGGCCGACCGCGGGTTTAGCGGGCAGGCCGGCGCGGCGCCGCGCGGCAGCGGCGTAAACCGCCTCGCCCAGGCCGGCGCGGGACCCCTCGACCCGACCGCAGAGGACGGCGAGGACACCGAGGAGTACGTCGCAAACAGTGGCGCCCTCTCGCAACTGGGTGGTGACGAGTAATGTCGGGAGAGAGCGTTCTGCTGAACTCGGGAAAGGCACCGTTCGTGCAGGACGAGCGCGACAGTGCCGAGACGGACATCTACGGCGGCAACTTTCTCACCACGGACTCGAACGGTGAGGTGAGCAAAACGTCGGGCGAGGCGTCGACGGGCGAGGGCACAATCGCGGACGTGGACTCGTTCGATCCCGACGTGGACAAAGGCGAGGACCTCACGAGCGGCAACGCCGGCGAGCGGATTCGCACCCAAGAGGTGCCCGTCGGCGGACAGCTCGACGCGCGGCTTATCGCCGGGGGCGACCTGACGACCGCGGCGAACGCAAATATCACCGAGGGCGACCTGCTCGTCGAGAGTGACCTCGGCGCGCTCGCGGCGTTCAGTTCGGCGGAAACGAGTGGCACGCCCGAGGGCGCTCTGTACCGGGCGCTCGAAAGCGTCGACAACTCGGGCGCCGCGGCAGGGGTCTCGAACCAGACGTACATCAACGTGGAGCGAATCGCATGAAGGACGAACCAGCACTCTACGACACGACAGGGCGCCGCGTCATGACAGACGGCGGCGTCGCGGCGGCACAGGGCGGACAGGGACAACTCGGCCCGGGCGGCACCGATCCCATGCGGGAACTCGCCGGGAACGGCGACGGGTGGGAACAGTTCGTCGCCCTGGCACAGAAAGACACCGCGAGCGACCCCGAGATCGCGGCACACGCGGCACAGACGGCGGGGCAGTTCCGGGCAAACTCCCGGCTGCGAAAGGACGAGTGGAAAACGCTCGACGACCGGCTTATCGAGATCGCCCAGGCGAACCTCGTGCTCGTCGACGAGCTCCGCAGTCGCGGCCTGACGGTCGACGAGGACCTCGCCACACTGATCCGCGAGTGGGAGAGCACGAACGAGTTCGACGACGCGGACATAGACATGGCGGGCGAGACGGCGGCCAGCGAGGACGCGAACCAGTTTACCCTGAACGGCACGCCGCTCCCTATCGTGCACAAATCGTTCCACGTCAAACGCCGGCACCTGCTCGCCTCGCGGCGCCGCGGGCAGGGGCTCGACCTCTCCGGGCAGGCCAAAGCCGCCCGGAAGGTCATGGAAGGGCTGGAGGACATGCTCATTAACGGGTGGGGCTCGCAGGTCGACAACTACTCGGTGTACGGCCTGACGAACCACCCGGACCGGAACACGGTGTCGAGCACGTCCGACTGGGACGACTACACGAACAACGACGCCGACAGCGTCCGGGGCGACATACTGGACGCTATCGAAGCGAACGAGAACGCCGACTACGGCCCCGAGGGCCAAGCGTATATCGGCGCGTTCGGTCGCGGCGCCTATCAGGCACTCCGCCGGTGGGACACCGGGACCGATCAAGAGCGCGGCCTGCTCGAACGCCTCAACAACGAGTTCGACGAGATTCAGTCGTGGATTCGAGCGGACTTCATGGACGACGGTGAGGCGGTGATCTTCAAGCCGGTGCGAGACGTGATCGAACTCGCCAACGCGAGCGACATTCAGAACGTCGAGTGGGAAAGCCCGAGCGGCTGGACAATGCACATGAAGGTCATGGCGTCCATGACCCCGATTGTCAAGTCCGACGACGACGCGAACAGTGGCGTGTGCCACATGACGAACCTGCTCTCCTAAGCAGGGTCGCACGCCTCTCACGATTCACAACGGCCAGAGCGAACAAGAGGAACATGAGCGAACAAGAGGAACATGAGCGAACAAGAGGACACCCACCGCCTCGTGGGCGGTGGCACGCACTACCGGAGTACAGGCACCGGCGGGCCCGCCGAGAGGTTCGAGCCCGGCGACACACTCACGCCGACCGAGGGCGAGCTCGACGCACTGCCGGATCGGTTCGAGCTCCTCCCGGGCGCCGACAACGACGAGGACGCCGAGGACGAGCAGGACGAGGACGAGCAGAGCGCCGAGGACGGCGAGAGTGCCGCGTCAGACAACTCCGAGGGGGACGAGTCCGATCACCCCGACGAGGACGACGGCGACGAGAGCGACACGCAGGGCGCCGAGAGTGACGGCCTGACCGCAGAGCGGATCACCGAGGCGGCCTATCAGGAACTCCGCACGCTCGCCGGGCAGTTCGACGACGTGAACGGCAACTGGGGCGAGGACCGCCTGCGGACCGAACTACTCACCAAGATCGACGCCGGGGGCGACTGACGCATGGCGCGGACCACCGAGACAGAGGTCCGCGACGTGTTCAGTGCTCACGCCGACGGCACCGCGCTCGACACCGCCGCGGTCGACTTTTATATCGCCGCCGCGAACGACCTCGTAAACGAGTACCTGTCGGGCGCGGGGATTGCCTCGAACACACTGCAACGCATAGAGGCACTGCTGGCGTGTCACATGCTCGCCGCCGCCGACCCGACCGAGGTGCAGTTTTCCGAGGGAGATACGAGCGGGACGTTCGAGTCGCCCGACACGATTCCCGAGGGACTCGGTGAGACGCGGCACGGTCGCCGGGCGCTCGCCCTCGACCCGACGGGCAACCTCTCGCGCATGCCGACCGGAGACGTGAGCAAAGCGGAGTTTTTCGGTCCCACCTGACGAACACCCACACATGGTACAGGACTACCGAAACGCCTCGAATAAGTCGATCTCGGTTCGCGGCGTCGAGCGCGCTATGGCGAGTCTCGCCCGCGTTCGCACCGGCTACGGACAGAACGTGAAATGGGTCGTCGGCGTCGGCGCCGAGTACGGCGCGTATCTGGAATTTGGCACGTCGCAAATGCAGGCGTACCCATTTCTGTTTCCTGCGGCCCGACACGTCGTGCGGACCGAACTGCCGGTGATCGAATCCGAGGCGGGGACTCGTGCCGATCCGATTGGCTATATCGTGCGCTCACTCGCCACCGAAATAGAGGCACAGGCCAAGCGAAACGCCACGGCGGCGGGCGCCGGGCGCTCACCGGGGACGCACCCAACGCACCCACAGAGACAAACCTCGAACCTCGTGGGTTCAATAGAGGCGGCGCCGGCGACCGAGTTTCAGAGTAACCCGACGGGTGGATTCATATGAGTCCGCGAGGACTCCCGCGCGGTGTGAGCATGCGCCGCGCGGCACAGTACGGCGAGGAGCTCACGCTCACCAACACGACCACAAGCGTCGACGACACGAGCGAGTGGAACGACGCGACCACCACCGAGACGACGGTCACGGTCGAAGGGTTTTTCGCCCGCCACAGGCAGAGCAACACGGACCGCAA